CGCGGCGGACGCGTATGAATTCTCATTCGTGGCAGTGCCTGCACAGCGCGCGGCGGGCGTTTGTGGCGATGTGATTTTTGAGGAGATGCGATGACAAAAGAACTTTTGGAGCAATACCCCGACATCTGCGCGGAAATCGAAGAGCTGAAAGCGAAAGACAGCGCGGCGGTCAGCGACGTGGTGCAGGCGAGCGCGGACGAGTTCCCGTTCAACCTGCACAGCGTTACCGTGCAGGGGATGCCGAACCCGAAACACGCAGAACGCATTCGGGAACTTGAAGTGCAAAAGGCGGAGATCGAAGCGTTTGTGGGCAGGCTTGCCTACCGCCCTCAGAAGCTCGCCCGATGTGTCATGAAGCACGGGACGAGGTGGAAGGTCATTATGCGTGAGATGAGCGGTTACAAGTCGCCAGAAGCGCTGCGAAAAGAATTTTCGAGAATTTTCAAAAAAATTTGAGATTTGTCCGCTTTGTCCGTTTTGTCCGCCTATAATGATAATTGAGGAAGTCTACAAGGAGCACCTGCGCTGTTGCGTGGGTGCTTTTCTTATGCCCGAAACCGAAAGGAGGGGTGCACGTGAAAAGAGAATACCGGGTGTGCCCGAGGGGCTGCAAATGCGTTTGGGCGGAATGCTTAGACGGCACATGCTTCTGTATGCTCTCTGTGTGCCCCTATACGGCGATTTCGGACGGTGCGAGGGTAGCTTCACTTATTGAGAGTGAAAACGCATCAGAGGACCGCGTAGACGGCTTGGGGAGCGGGTGCGGAGATGAGTAACCCGCGATATGCGAACGGTACACTGCGCAGGAAACACCGTGCCAGGCTGAAAGCCATGGGCGCGCCATGCGGGATATGTAAAGGGCGGTTCGGTCCGATACATTACGATGAGCCGAGCGACGCGCAGCATCCGCTTTCGTTTGTGGTCGATGAGATCAGACCCGTGGCACGTTGGCGGGAGTTCGGTTACGCTTCGGCACGAGCTGCGGCAGAGGATTGGGACAACTTGCAGGCAGCGCATTATTTTTGTAATCAGCAGAAGGGCGCAAAAGTAGGAAATCCGTTCGAGGAAAAGAAAGAGAAAAAGATATACCCAAAAATCAGCGACGGAAACTGGTAAGTTTGCCGAGGGTGGGGAGGGTACCCCCTGCACCCATACCAGCGACCCATCGCCGTCCAGCGCCGATTTACACACAGGGTATTTTTGAAAGGGGTGGCAGTGGCATGAAAATGAAAAGCATCACGGCAAAAGGCAGCCGGATAGAGCAGCTCAAGGAGCTTGCAAAAGTGCTCGCTGCCGCAATTGATGCGTGCATAGACCCGAAGGCGCTTCCGGCTATGGCGAAGCAGTACCGGGAAACGATACGGGAGATCGAAGAAATAGAGGGGGTGAGCGCCGATGGCGACGAGATCAGCGAGATCCTCACAAACCGCGAAGCCGATGGGAAGCCAGGAGCCGTCCGAAAGAATCGCGCCTGAGTATGCGACGAGCGACGGCATGGACGCGGTGAAGTTGCTGCGCGTCGGCGGCACGGTGCTCGACCCATGGCAAAGCGACATCATGGATGACTGGCTGGGCCGCACACCGTCCGGCAAATGGGCAGCCCCTACAGCAGGCGGCAGCGTACCCCGGCAGAACGGCAAATCGCTTTTGGTACAGGGGCGCGCGGAAGCCGGTATGCTGATGTTTAACGAGACGGTGATCTACACGGCGCATCTGCAAAAGACCGCGACGGAGACGTTTGAAGAAATGCGCGATTTTTTCGAGCACCCGAAGCTTCGGCGGTATGTCGCCGAGATCAAAACGGCGCTCGGGCGCGAGCAGATCGTGCTGAAAAGCGGCGCACGCATTAAGTTCCTGGCGCGAACCCGCAACGGTGGACGCGGACAGCACGGTGATTTGCTCATTTTTGACGAGGCGCAGGAGCTGGACGAGACCGCGCAGGGCTCTTTTTTGCCTGCCATCTCTGCCAGCTTGAATCCGCAAACGGTTTACGTCGGCACGCCGCCGGGCCCCGATGCTGTGGGCACGGTGTTCCGCAATTTGCGTCAACGCGCATTGGACGGTGAGGCGAAACGTGCAGCATGGTTTGAATTTTCCGTACCGGAGATCGGCGACGTGACAGACCCGAAGCGATGGGCGGCAACAAATCCGGCGCTCGGGCGACGCATACAGTTTTCCACCATTGAGGGCGAAGCGGAGCAGCTCGACCCGGACACGTTTGCGAGAGAACGCCTCGGGTGGTGGAGCCCGGTAGCGGCGGAAAACTTAGATTATGCCATTGACCGCAGAGCATGGGAAGCCTGCGCGAGCGTTGATGAAAAGCCCGAGGGCAAGACCGCCTACGGCGTGAAATTTGCGGCGGACGGTTCGGCGGTGTGTTTATGCGGCGCGGTGATCCCAAAGGAGGGACCGGCGCGCGTGTCGCTCATCGAGATGCAGCCCTCGGGGCGCGGACTTGTTTGGCTGGTGGACTGGCTTTCCGCCCGGTACGACCGCGCGAGCTGCGTTGTCATCGATGGGCGCAACGGCGTGGACGTGCTGGTCGAGCGCATCAAGGGTGTTTGGCGGGCGAAAAACGCCGTCATACGCCCGGGTGTGAAAGACGTGCTCGCGGCGGTGGGACTGTTTACAAACGCCGTGAACGAAAACACGCTGACATGGTACAAGCCGCAGGAGGCGCTGAACGAAAGCGCCGTGACGGCGGTCAAGCGCCCAATCGGCGGAGGGTACGGCTTCGGCGGCGAGAACAGCTTACCCGTGGAAGCCTGCGCCCTGGCACTCTGGGGTGCGAAGACCAGTAAGCGTGACCCGACGCGGAAAATGAGAATTGGATAGAGGTGAGACGATGATAACTTTAAATATCGGCACGGTGCCGGGCTTGAGCGCAGACGAACAGCAGAAACTCATCGAACTGCAAAACGTGTTTGCATATCACCAGGACAAGAACGACACGAAAGACAAATATTACGAAGGACATATCGAGCTTAGCGACGTGAACCTCGGCATCGCTTTGCCGCAGGGTTTGAACAAGCTGAAGGTCGGCTGCAACTGGGGACAGAAAGCGGTGGATGTGCTTGCCGCCCGCAGCATGTTCGACGGATTTGTCGGCACGGCGGGCAGCTTGGACGGGCTGAGTAAGCTTGTGCAGGATAACAGGCTCATCGCGGAGTACGGCAAGGCGTGCCGCGACGAGCTGAAATACGGCTGCGTGTTCGCGACGCTTTCCGCCGATGCAGACATCGGCTGCAAGATACGGTTTCATTCGCCCGTGACTGCGGCGGCACTTTGGAACGGAGAAAAGGGGCGCATCGACTGCGGGCTTGCCATTATCGACACGATACCGGACGAGGAATACAGCAACGAGTGGGTGCCGAAGCTCGTCAACATGTACACAGCCGATGCGGTACTGGTGCTGCACCGTGAGCGCGACGGCTGGCGCGTGCAGCGCATGATGCACCGCATGGATCGCCCGCTGATGGAGCCGATGATCTGGAGTGCGACGAGCGACAAGCCGTTCGGGCGCTCTCGACTGAAAAAGCCCATTCGTACTTTGATTGACGATTATATCCGCACAGTGGCAAACGCGACGATCGCGCTTGAGTTTGACACGACCCCGCAGAAGTACATTTTGGGCGTGACGGACGACCAGTATGACGCGATCGTATCGGATAAATTCAAGCAGTACGTGGGAAGCTTGCTTGCCGCAACCAGTAACCCCGATACCGGCGAAAACCCGGTGTTCGGGCAGCTTGCGCAGGGCAGTCTTTCGCCCCATGTGGAAAAGATGCGCATGACCGCCACGCAGTTTGCGGCGGCGACCGGCTTGACCGTGACGGATGTCGGCATCATCAACGACGCGAACCCCACGAGCAGCGACGCGATTTTGGCGCAGAGCCAGACGCTCGTTTTGCTCGCCCAGCAGCTCAACACCGGCAACGGCGACGCGTTGCAGACAATCGCGTGCATGGCGCAGGCCATTGCGCAGAACAAGACGCTTGACGAGCTGACGGAAGAAGAAAGCGGCATCATGGCGCACTTTAAGAACCCGGCGATGCCGAGCGTGGCGGTGACGGCGGACGCAGCGATCAAGATCGCATCGGCACGGCAGGAATTTGCCAGCACCGACACGTTTTTGGAGATGATCGGCTTTGACCAGGCAGACATCCGGCGTATCAAGTCGCAGGAGCAGCGCGTGCGCGGGCAGCAGCTTTTGATGGAGTTGAACGATGAAGCAGATACCGTCGAAAGCATGGCTTAGTTACATAGGCAAGCTGCGTCGGTTAAACACCACGGTTGCAAACTGTATGCAGGCGTATGTAGATCAGTATGGCGTTTCTGACAGCCAGAAGCTCATAGATTTTGCGTATGGGCTTGTGACGAAGTACGGCGAAGGCAGCGCAGCGCTTGCGAGCGAAATGTATGACGCGCTCGCAGAGCTTCAGGACGCGCACGTGCCTGCGGCAGAGCCCGCAGAGGCCGCCGAGTACGGCGAAGTGGCACGCATGGTCAACGCGACAAAAACCAGCACGCCGCAGCTCAAAAGCGGGGTGAGCCGCCTTGTAAAGCGTGCCGGAGCCGACACGATGCTGAAAAACGCTTTGCGCGACGGCGCCGAATTTGCATGGGTGCCGAACGGCGACACCTGCGCGTTCTGCATGACGCTGGCCTCCCGTGGGTGGCAGCGGGCGAGTAAGAAAGCCATAAAAAACGGGCACGCAGAGCATATCCACGCGAACTGCGACTGTACATACGCCATTCGGTTTGACCCGGAGGTGAACGTGGAGGGCTACGACCCCGACGCATACCTCAAGGCTTACCGCGACGCCGGAAGCGACGTAAACGAGCTGAGGCGCATCCACTACGCCGAAAACCGCGAGCGCATCAATGCGCAGAAAAGGGCGGCGTATGCGGCGAGAAATGAGAAAAAGCTCTCGACAATAGAGGAGAAAAGTGATAAAATAAAGAAAAACGATGATGGCGGTATTTTTGATATACTGCCCCTCAATCCTGTAACCAAAGAGCGTTATCAACCGCATTTACTTAAAATGACGGATGCGCAGTTTGGTAAAAAGGTTGGAAAACATGCGTCCGATTTTGGCATGGATCCGTCAAGCGCCGAAGCTCGTGAGCAAATGAAGCAAATCATATACACCGTTGTAAATGATGCAGACGAGCGCTTTTACGGTGAGTGGCGAGGGCAAGAATACCCGGTGCTTTTCCATGTGAAAGGCAATGACGTTGTTATAGAGAATTCTTCCGGCGAGTTCGTAACGATTTTGAAAGGAGGTACAACGAATGCTCGGGTTGAAAACGCAAGAAAGTCTAAAATTTAATCGCTTTTGGCAGTTGATTCAAGATACAGCCCGTAATTTTGGTTGTGTTTTCTTTGGCTTTGCGGGCGAAGGACGAGACTTTGAAACACCAACGATGGAAGGTGAAGATTTTAGCGGTTGGTTAGTTCCAAGTCAAGAAGTAAATGCTTTTGAGCGTGATTGGGTGAAAAGTACCGATGCAGACTTTTTAGAGAAGAAACACCCTAACGCAAAATTTGTATTTTCTCTTTGGAAAAAAAGTGACACGGATATTTCCGTTGAATTCAAGGAGTTCTAAAAATTAAACACCGTTGATAAAGCAGCTTAGCGCTTAGGCGCCGGGCTGCTTTTGCTTTGCAAAAATATTTTTTGAAAACCTATCAACATCAGATAGGGACTTCTTGATGGAGGTTTTTATTTATGATCGCACATGAATTCTTTGAGCTGGACGACATCATTGAAGAACTGCGGATGGTGACCGATACGCTTTGCGCATTAGAGGTCGCAGCCACGGAAAGCAGCTCTATCATCCCCTGAGAGGCGTGGACTTTGCCGTGCCTTATGTTGAAAAATCGTATAAAGGACTTGACGGAGAAGTACAACACGGTCTTCATGAAGGTCAAGAAGCAGGAAGAAGGTGTGGCAGTATGAACGAGATTGGGAAAACGAAGCAGCGACAAACGCTCATCACGCCGAAAGGACGCGAGACCTTCCGCCTGTTGATGATCGGATAAATTAAACATTGTTGAATCAGCACGCTGCCGATATTTTTCGGCGGTGTGCTTTTTTCATACCTAAAATTACGCGACGGCTGCGGGAAAGCCGGAAAGGAGAACCAAAATGGCAGAAACTGTGAACCAGGAAACGAACGGCACTGCGGCCGAAACGCAGGAAAACGAGCAGCGCACCTTTACGCAGGCGGAAATGAACGCGATTATTCAGGACCGGCTAACGAGGGAGCGCGGCAAATACGCAGACTACGAAGCGCTGAAAGCGAAAGCGGCGAAGTTTGACGAGGCGGAAGAAGCAGGGAAGACCGAGCTGCAAAAGGCGAATGAGAAGGCGGACGCTTTGCAGAAGCAGGTGGATGCTTTTACAAAGGCGGAGCAGCTGCGCACGGTGCGTCAGAAAGTCTCCGCTGCTACCGGCGTGCCGGCAGAGCTTTTGAGCGGCGACACGGAAGAAACCTGCACCGCGCAGGCGAACGCAATCCTGAAATTCGCGAAGCCGAGCGGCTATCCCACCGTGAAAGACGGCGGTGAACCCGGTGCACGCGGCGGCACCGAAAGCGACGGTGTGGCAGCGGCATTCGGCGCTTTAAACCCGAATTTGAAAATCTAATTTTGTTTACGAAAGGAAAGAAATCTTATGGCACACACAAACCAGGAACGCTGGGCAACTCTGGTAGACGCGAAGCTTCGCAGCCAGCTTGTTACCCGTGATAATCTCATTTTCAACAACCGCTACGAGGGCGACCCGAAGGCGGGCAAAGTAAAAATCCCGGTGCGCGACACCGAGGTGGCGCTGAAGACCTACAACAAGTCGAAGGGCGTGGACGCTTCCGAAGGCTCGACAGCGTATATCGATCTTTCCATCGATCATGATGAGGCCGTGAACGAGCTCATCGACGGCTTTGATGCTGCGAGCGTGCCGGACGGCATCGTGGCGGAGCGTCTGGACAGCGCAGGCTATTCGCTGGCGCTCTCTATCGACAAGGCGTCTATCAACGCGCTCGAGGGTGCTTCCGGCGCAACGGTCAGCGCCACGAAGACAGCTGCGACCGAGACCACCGCATACAAGCTCGCGCTCGAAGCAAAGCGCGTATTGAGCCGCAAAGGCGTACCCGCCGACGGTCGTTTTCTCATTGTGTCGCCGGAGTACCTCGAAGTCCTCATGCTGGACGAACATTATATCAAGCAGGGAGACCTCTCCCAGACGCTCGTGCAGCAGGGTGTGATCGGTCGCATCGCGGGCTTTAACGTGTTTGAGTCCAACAACATGGATTTCGAGAGCACGACGCGCGTCGCGAGCAAAAAGACAACTACGGAGTTTATCGCCGGTCACCCGAACTGGTGCCACCGCGTGATGGAGTGGCAGGTGCCCGTGCATTTGCAGGACCTCAACGGCTCCGGCAAGTTCATCGGTGCCAGCGCGGTGCAGGGTCGTAAAGTCTATGGCCTGACGGTATCCAAGCCGCAGACGCTGTACATTAAGCGCACCGAAACCGCGGTGGGCTAAGATGCTGTACGCAACAGCTGAGGACGTCGCGGCGGGATTCCGAAATTTAAACGACGAT